CGCGATCCATCATACGATCATGCTTCTTCTTATCAGCAGCTTTCTCGCGATCTATCTTATCCTTAGCAGAGTCAACTTCACCCTCACCAAACATATCACGATACTTCTTAGTGTGTTTGGAGAGTTTAGTCTCAGCGCCAGTATCGCCAGCATGCTTATCTGGATATGCTGTCGGGTCGTCTGAATCTTTCTCAGCGCCTTTCTTGAATTCTGCGTCACGCTTTGCTTTGGTAGACTTAGATAAACCGCTATGGTATTTCTTTGGCTGTGTTCCTTCGCGATCTTTGATGTCTTTGTCTTGAGCAACAGCTTCAAACAACGCATCATAATCTAACTCTTCCTTGACACCGCCACGAGCTTTCTTCAATCTTTCGATCTCAGCTTTACGGATTTTAGGTAATAGCTTCTTGGCAATTTTAGGAATGAGTGATGACTTCTTCTGTACTAGCTTGTCGACTTGGATCTTATCTGTGGGAGATAGGTTAGCATAGTTCTTACCGCGATCACCCGCAACTTTCTTACGGATAACAGCAATAGCAGCCTTGTTGGCACGCTTCTTAATCACATCTGTGTTAGCCATCTTCTTGGCTTTGATCTTCTTAAGACGCTGCATCTTTGGAGCAAGACGCTTCATTCTACGACCAATAGCTTTACGCTGAGAGATACTTAATGGCTTTCTATCTTCGTCCATGTCTTCTGTAAGTACAGAGCGGATAGTGTCATAGATATCTTTAGCATCACGATCACTTAATTTCTTTGCCAGACCAGACTTGAATGTATCGAAGTCGCCCTCAACTGCAATTGCTCTTAGCTTAGATGCAGACATTCCTTCAACGCCAGTTGCGTCAGGATCACGTGCGCCAGCAGAGACTACTTTGATTGAGTCGAAGTCATAGTTCTTACCATTATACTTCTGGAGCAGACCATTGAATTCGGTAACTCGATCAGATCCAACAACCATGATGACTTCATCAAACTCTTTATCCAATTCAGCCATTATCTGGAAGATTGTCTTAGACTTTGATTGGAATGCTGTTTTACCGAATGCTTTGCGGGCGAAACTAATCTTCTCAGCATAGTTGAGAGGATCTTTCTTATTATTCTGGGTGTGTGAAAGATAAATCCTTGCGGGCGCTTTTTCTTTCTTAGCAATCGCCTCAACTTTGTCGACCAGCTTTTGGTGACCGATAGTTGGTGGATTCATACGACCAAACGTAAATACTACTTTTGACATGTACGTGTTTCCCTTGGGCTTAACGTGTTAAATTAGTGGTTGACTTATCTCTTCATTGATGTATAATAGAGATGTCGCTTTGTAAGTGTATTTATAATATCTTACTTTTGCCATCCTTTGATGAATTCAGGAGAGAAGTTAGCTTGACTGAACTGCATCCGATCTACGAGCTTCAATGCACTACCATCTGTATCAATAGCAACATATCCCTCTGGAGCAGTAACCTGAAACCCATCCTTTGTTCTTAGTAGGGTTGTGATGTTACTTGCCTGATCCATCTTACGAATGATCATTTCTTTCGCATCAATCAAAAGGTTCATCATTGTAAAGATATTCTCTAGGTGACGAACATTAGCATTAGAAAAGAACTTCAAGACATCATCTCTTTTCTCTATCTGTGTAGCCTTACCTTTCTCAGACTTTCGTTTACCAGCCTCTTTATCATAGAAAGCAACAATGTAATTGACCAAACCTTTCACATGAGACTTAACGTTGGTGATCTTCTGTCCATCGCGAACTTTAGTGTTAAAGTGTGTCTTAACTTTCTGTAACAATAAGGCATCATCCGAGATACCATTAAGAGTCTTGGCGTCTAACTTACTGAACAGCTTACCTGCTTCAGACAACAGCTTAGTAATTTGTTTTGTTTCTTTATCAGTAAATGTAGCAGAGCCAGATACATCAGTGAACATAGCATCAACAGACCAAACGTTCTTGCTCTTGCGTAGCTTAGAGGCAATCTCTTTACCGAACGATGCCTTCATTGTTTCAAACGATGTTCCAGTATATATAGTATGCCACACAATACCGATTTTAGCTTGGCGAATAGTATTGCCGAGAGGTGACTTGCTTGGTACAGAGTATACAATAGTGTTAGGATGGAATGTTGTAACCTTTTCTCCGTCATACACTTCAGACTTCAGGTCAGACTTACTGAATAGAAAGTCTCCTTGAATAACACCAGTGATTCCTAGCTCTGGAAGATACTTCAATGCGTCTTTCAGTTTTGTTGCCAGCTCACCGCTAGTGTCAGCGTCTACCTCTTCAGCGGTCTTATAGACTTTAGGGTTCTTATTAAAGATACCTTTCTTAGCCACAAAGAACTCGCCGTCACGCGGATCTTGTCCAGCAAAAATAGCAGGAGCGCCGTCCCACTTAACAGTAGTAGAAACGCCACGGCTAGAATTACCCGAGAGCATATCACGCATACTTCTAAGAAGATTGATAGCTTGTCGTGTACCATTTACCCCTCCATTCAACACGGCATCTTCTAGATGTTCCATGTGTGTATTTTTATCTTCAATTAGGAATGAATTAAATTTTTTCATTATAGTGCTCATCGTGCCATCGTTGGGCTTCTTTCTTAGCAGTTCCTACATTTCTATATGCAGTGACTGGGTGACGAGGCTTATCGCCTCCTACTTTGGTGTTATCGAACAATGTGGGCATTACTTTCTGGCTACCATCTTTGTTCTTTTTCATAGAATCCATACCAGATAAACGGATCTCATACTTACCGTCTGAGGAAACGTGCTTGAACACTTTCTTATTGCCAGCACCATATCCATCTGGAACTTTCTTCCATTTGATATTAGCTGACTCATTAAACTGCATAAAAGATTTCATCTATTAATAAACCTTACAATGTATTGATGAGAAGTCGTTTTTCTTTATAGCCGAGTAATAACAACTCTTCAGTATATCTGGATCGCTTTCTGCTAGGATCTCGAGATAGTATGTTAACCAAGCACCAGCCTTCAATTGCACTTCAGATGTCGGGAAAGGGGAAACCTTATCAATTACAAATGACTTCTTCAATAGTTTAGGTAACGTTGTATTTAGGTATTTCATCGGATTGTTCATAATCTTAGTCTTATCAGCTTTAAGGTCAAACCCATTCTTAGAAGCAAGCTCAGGGAATAGTTGCGCAGATACAGAACCCAATTGAACATCAGCACCCTTTTGTCTACCCTCAAGATACACACGGATATCTCCGACCTTAGAGATTGTACCTGCTTTATATCCAACACGCAACTGGAAGTTGCTTATATTACCTTGCGTTTCGAAGATAAAGTTCTTCTGGAATGGGTCGAACAAGACACGCATTGGTGTCAAGTCTACATCAGGTATGTCAGATGTTGATACAGTTTCCACTTTAGCAGTTTTGTTCTTAGAGATCTTCTTGAGTGATACACCGAGGATTTCTTTACTCTCAAACTTATCAGCAAGCCAAGCATTGAATTCATGTAGTGATGTAACGTCTTTGGTCTGCTTAATTACCTGCGCTTTGTTGATTGACATAATCCAGATGTCAGCAGGGTTCCAGTTATCTTTTAAGTCTTTTAAACCAAATCGTTTCGCTAGATTAAATAATACATTAGAATCATTCTTTTCAGAGTCTAAGTATATCTTGTGTTTAGGGAAGTTGCCGAAGTTCTTGGAGAATGCGATGTACTGTTGCTCGAAGTTATGCATCCACTCTGGACTGAAATCAAATCCAACCTTTTCAGACACCTGCTTCAGTGTCAGCTTCTTACCTTTAAATGCGGTCTCAAAATAAGCAATCGTTCCTGCCTCTTGCTCAGCAGTTGATGGGTTAGCTACTTTCTCACCTTTCTTGGGGAGACGACCACTGCCACGCATACCACCAGATGGAACAAGAGCGATATTAACGAGCTTAGAGGAAACAAACTTTTCACCCTTTTTAATAAACCCATAACCAACCAAGTCTTTGTTCACAGCAAGTTTAGGGATAAGCTGCTTGTCTGTAACCTTGATGACGAGCTGTGTGCTCGCTTTCTTGAAGTCATACTTTGGTTCAATGTAGATAACATCGTCGTCAGCATGTTTCTTAAGACGAGTAATGAATCTCTTCAGCTCAGGGTTCATTGCTGTTGGTAGGTGCTCAAACCCTAACCAAAGTTTGGTTGATTCGATAAGGTATTCGTTAAACTTGTGCATAGCCAGCCTTTAATGGATACAATAATGGATATTATAACCTATTTATAATCCAAAGGCAATGTAAAAATGAGCATTTTAATGACATGCTCAGGTCAGACGATAATGTATGTGAGTTTGAGAGAGAGTGAGAGAGACTCACACACACATATCAATTACATATTAAATCCACTGAAGTTCTTACGACCCATCTTCTTAGTCGCCCACTTCATTTGGTCATCTTCTTTCATACGCTCACCATAACCCGAATTGTCAAATACTGGACCAGTATCAGTAACGTCTTCTTGCGCTGTCTGTTCGACATCATACAACCGCATCTTAGCTCGATCAATACCAACCATGAACCTCTTATTGGTACTCGGATCACCATAACGATTCTTCAACTGCTTGATCATTATCTGATTCATCTCGTCAAGCTCTTCAGTCACAATCAATGCCGCCATGAAGTCAGCTGTAGCAGGTAGACCAAACGATTCAGATGTATCGGTCAGCTCAATGTCGCTGCTGCCATAACCGCTTCGTGTTACCTGTGTAGCAGATACAATCGGCACGTTCTGTTCTACAGCCAACCCACGCAGCTCTTCGGCAATAGCCTTGATCAATGTATATGAATTGACATTAGACCCAGCTTTCATCCTTGAAGATGAACAGATATTCAGATAATCAATATAGATGATGTCAGGAATAAATGACTTCTTCAGCTTCATCTCATTCAGTAGGTGACGGAAGTGACCAACACCACCCGATGCAGTAGGATATTCTTTAATGATTAACTTGCCTGCCGTCTTACCTTTAACACGCTCGATCTTCTTCTTGTACATATCCTTAGACAAGGACTTGAGATTATCGAGTGTAACATTGAGTAGATTCGCATCAATACGTTCTGCGATCTTTTCCTCAGCCATCTCCATAGTGATGTACAAAACGTTCTTGCCGTCCATAAGGTTAGCCGCACCCATGTGACACATAGCCAAAGACTTACCAGCGCCAGTACCAGCCATCAATATATTCAAAGACTTGCGAGGCAAACCGCCCCCAGTAATCTTGTTCATATACTCTAGATCAAAAGGAACACGTTCTTCCTTACGATGATAGAAATCAAACCGCTCATCAGCATCTTCAACAAAGTCATGACCGATGTTAGGATCAAACGAAACACTCAGAGCCTCGGACAACAACTCAGGTATAGCGCCCTTATCACGAACATCTTTACCAGTCCCGTCTTCATCGAGTATATTGATAGACTCCATGATAGCATTGTAGACTGCTTTCTCTTGACAAAACTTCTCGGTTGTCGCAATAAGCCAGTCTGAATCTTCAGCTTGTTCAACAGAGAGTGATGAAACTAACTCACCACACTCTGCGAACTCGCTGTCTGAAAGATTGTTCTTTGTATCAAGCTCAATCACCAATGCTTCTTTGGTGGGAAGCGAATTGTATTTATTAATAAAATTATCAATTTGCTCATATACCGTTTTCTCAACACGGCTGGCAAAATACTCGGGCTTTAGATAGGGGAGTGTTCTCCTAGCATATATTTCATCATTCAGCAGATGTCTCAGTATCAGTGTTTCCGTCGCCATTCTCTATCTCTCTCAATTGCGTTTCGATAATATCTATTAGTATATCACCCATTATACCAACAACCGACTCAGAAGTCAAGTCATTTTCTTTGGGGTTTTCAATAGAAATAGTTTGGAAGTCTAACACACCTTGTCCATCTACTTCATTGAATTGGACAGTATCATACTGGTAGGTGAGTCCCTCACACTCACCCTCCAATATCTGGATAGCCCAATGATCTGAGTGATATCCTTCACCCTCGCTTTCGACTAACTTATAATTAACTGCCATTGTCGACCTCCTTATTCATCTCTTTCAATTTAGTCTCGATAATATCTACAAGAATATCGCCCAATATTTCTTCATTCGACTCGCTGTAGAGGTCAAGTTCCAACACGTCACCATCGACTTCTTCACCTGTCACGTCTAAGATGTTGAAGTCAAGACAGACCTCGGCTCCATCTTCATTAATCTTGACCGAATCATACTGGTAGGTGAGTCCTTCTAACTCACCCTCCAGAATTTCTACCGCAAACTGATCTGATTCGAGTAACTTATACTTAACCGTCATTTTCTAGCTCCTCTAATGCAGCAGCTTCTTCAACACCGACCTGTCCATATTTAAACTCTTTGGCGGCAGCGACTTCAAGCTGTTCCATAATCTCAGGAGTGTAATACTCAGTAGGATTATTATTGATTGCTTTACCAAACACTTTACGACCATCAGGCAACTCATAGCGGGTCGACACTTTCTTGATGATGTCATACTTCTCAGCTAGATCAAGCAAACCATAATACCGATCAAGACCTGTATCATACGATAACTTAACTTCAATCTTTTTCTGCTCTTTAGTGAAGCGAGACTTATGCATTGTAGCTCTGATAATGTTACCAATTACATCAGTACCCTCTTTATCTTTCTTCTTGCCTAACATAACAATAGAAGACGCAGCATACTTCAGACCAGAACCACCAGAGATCTCCTTGGTAGGAACATAAGCGCCAATAACATCATAGACGTGGTTTGTTACAAGTAACGGAACATTCGCCTTAGCCAGCTTCAGAGACAGTACTCGGAAAGTGCCACGAAGCAATTGAGCTTTAGTCATATCACGCTTGTCAGTACCAGCTTCAGTATCAGCTAATTCTTTGGCAGAAGATAACATACCTAACGAATCAAGAACCATCATCATCGGCGGAGCGTCTTTGCCTCTCTCAATGTATGTGGTTAGGATGCGAGTTGCGTTTGTGCGGAACTCTTCAATAGAACATGGCTCAGAGATAATAACACGCTTAGTGTCAATACCACGTTCTTCCATCATCTGTTTAGTTACAGCAGCCTCAGTGTCAAAGTAAATAACACCACCCTCTGGATTGTCTGTGAGAAACTGCTTGAGTACACCCAAAACAAAGAATGTTTTACCTGTAGCAGACTCACCAGCAAATGCGCTGATCTTATTATTAGGCACACCGCCATACAGACTCCCAGAGATAGCAGCGTTCAGAATATATGAACCTGTATCAATAGAACCTGAGAACTCGGAGCTATTTGCTCCATCATTAAGGAGAGACGTATTGTCAATCCCTTTTACCATATCAGTTAAAAAACTCATCTAAAATTTTCCTCACTCGGTTTAGTTATCCAAATATTCGTAGCAAAGCATCTACGCATACCACCAGTTACAGGTGTCACACGATGTACCTTTGCTGAATCAAATATAACAAGACGGTTAGAGACTGGTTGAATACGCTCAACATCACCCTCGCCATCTCCTCTCCTCATTTCCAGATATCCTTCATCTGGCAATCCAGTGTGCGCATAATACACAGAGCCGACATATGGCGATATTAACTCACCAGTGGCAGCACAATGCGCTTCGTCCTTATCAAAATGCCATGGGAGATCTTGCTGTCTTCCGCCCACGGACATTATGTTGCTCCAGTACTCGACACCGTCGAAACTATCAGGGACTTCACCGAAGTCCTTACCGACAGTAGACCATATCATTGCTGTTACTCTTTCCCAGACATTACTTGGCGGAGATCCGCAACTATCAAACCAGCTATAAGGTAATGTACCTTGCCAGTTCGAGTCGCTTTGGATCTCAGCCAAGAGACGTGGGTCTTTAATGAAGTTATCAATTATAATCATAATGTATATTATATATCAAAGTAGATCAAAAGGCAAGCATTATTAGCTATTATATATCTTGTCTATCAGGTCGCTAAACTCTTCCAGCTTGGCGTTTCTGTTTGGCCAAAATATATAATCTTTCTCTGGGTTCTTCTGAAGGTTATTCAGTAGAGGTTTGAAGTGGTTGTATAGCTTGTTTAATTTCTCTTGAGCATCTTCTGCGGTATGATTTAGATCAGTCAAATCAGACTGCACTTTTTGGACAGCGTCCAACTCATCTTCGGAGACGGCTGTGAAGCCAAAATCGAAATCACTCATTTGGATGTACCTCTTGTGTCTTTATATTCTGTCATCAGGAAGTCTACATTTTGACTATACCATTCCGAGAATGGAACTTTCTCATCACCCCAATCAAACCGTTCTGCCATAGCATCAGCGTATAGCCTGTGCGCGAATGTATCAAAGTCATCTAAATTCAACGTTACTCTCCTATCCAAAAAAACTTTCTAATGAACTCTTCTTTTCTGTGCTCCAGTTAACAGAATCAAGTATCGCAATCAGCGGATCTAGAAACGCTTTCTGGAACTGGGTATCACGGTCTATGTAGGAATCCAAGTTAAACTCGCTTGGCAGTGTAGTCATCACACTAAGTACATTTTGCTGCATCGGATTAGGCATCTTGAGATAACAAAATTTGATCTTCTCGCCATCCTTAACCAGCTCATACTTTTTGGTGAGTTTCTCAGCACGCAACGCATGGTTATACACCAACCCACCGCGAACATGGATCGGACACCCTTTAGGGATTGTTAGACCAGTACCCTCGACGACATATTTATTTAGATCAGATATTCCACGCGGAAACGCAATCTCCTCGAAAGAGAAGTTGTTGAACTGTTTGCGGAATTCAGCAATATAATCTTGGGCATCCTGCTCACTTTTGTTCATGATAATATTGATTGCTTTCTTCAGAGCATCACGACAAACAGCTGGAGTCGAAGACTTAACAGTCTCGATACCCATCATCTTCAGCTTTGGCTCAGCATACCGAACACCCTCATTGTCATACACATTGAGCATATAACGCTTCTTGGCAGTCCAGATACCCTTATCAGCTATCGCCTCTCGCTTCATAAACATCTTCTGCGAGTGGGCATTCATTAGCTGTGCCAGTTCCTCATAACTTTTATCAATAAAAGGTTCCAGCTTCTCAGTTGCAACCTTGTCCAAGAAATTGACAACTTTGACAGGGTCACTTCCCTCTTTAAAGCATTTGCGTACAAGTGCATCGAGATTGACATAAATTGAATCTGTGTCCGATGCAATAACATAGTCAACTTCGCTTGTATCCAAGATAGTGTTGAGGTATTCATTAACTCTCCTTTCAATCCACTTAATTGATAGCTGTCCTGATAGTGTAATAGCTTCCGCTTTCCTCACATCGAAGAAGCGGAAGTATTTATTACCAACTGCACCATACGCTGAGTTCAGCTGAACCTTTTTCGCAAGCTGCAGGTTCTTGTACTTACTTATATCTTTGACAAGTTGCTTCTTTCGATCAAGGAGATCAGCCTTACTCATAGTATCGATCATTAAAGGATAATTCCACTTGTGGCACTAAGATACGCTTTCTCAATATCAGCATTACTTGGAGTCATGAACACCACACCACCACTAAAGAATTCAACCTCTTTCACGTCTTTCTGTCCAGTAGCGCAGACACCATGGGCAAATCCCATACCTTGCTCGCCGTGGATTAACATGCGTGGGTCTTTGATCTTAACACCTGTTGGGCTTCGATCTTCATACTTACCTACAAACTCTCCAGTCAAAGTTACTAGAGATACTACATCACCTTTCTTCATAATTGTAACAACCTTTTGTTTACTAATTCAAGTTCCGCTTCGGCTTCAAGCATTTTCTTCTTGTAGCCTTTGCGCTCATTATACATCTTTTCCATCATCTCAGGCAGAAACCCCTGCTTATCCTTTCGGAAGTAGCGACCATTACCAGCCATCGAATACTCTTCATGGGTCTCAACCTTACGATCAATTATATCCTCTATTGACACATCAGTCAACCAATCATCTTCAACAAACGTCTCGGGAGAGATGTTGTATTGCATGATCAAGTGAGGATATAGTGAGTTCAAATCGAAACTCATAACCCAGTTATGCATACCAACCTGCGGATCCTTAACATAAGCTCCTGCAAATTGTTCGTTCTTAAATGTCTGTTCCTTTGGAGGAATGACAATATTCTTGCTCATCAAGTAGTTGTGGATCAACGTATCCCACATTGTTACTTGAGTGAACACATCATTGTAGTTTACCTTGGCGTCATAAGCAATAGCCAGAGCACCCTCGATCAGCTTCATCTTATCTTCGAGCCTATCAACAATCTCAACATCTTTGATATTATAATCAATAAACTTTTTATAATCTTGCTTATGTAGTTGATTGAGGTTATCAAACTCGGAGTAATCAATCTTGCGCTCACCAAGCTCTACATAAGCAATGTGATCAAGTCGATAAGACTCCTGTTGCGAGTATGTAAACTTTTTGTAGAGTTGGAGATAATCCAGCGTGGCTATACCAGTCAGCTCATAGATCGTATCTTCACGATTAAAGTTCTTGATGGTACGCTCTTTGATCCAGCCATATGGAGAGAGCCGCTTAACAAACTTATCATCAAACAGCTTACCAATACGATTCACAAGATATGGAATATCAAACCCTTCAATGTTCCAACCAGTTACGATATCTGGATCGAGTCTCTGCCACAAAGCGACAAACGCAGATAACAAACGTTTCTCGTTGATGCAATTAACATACTTCACATCATCACGCTCACTGTCATCATACTCGCCAACGCCCATAACATAGTATTGACGCTTGCCGTTCCTCGTCAAAGAGACGGTGATTGCAGTCACTTCTTGGTTTGCTAACTCAGGAAGCGGGAAGCCATCTTCAG